GCTCGCGTCATTTTAAACTCAACCGCAAACCCATTATCTTTTAAATTATTTTCAAGCGAATTCTGGCTTGCATTAAATGTTTTTAAAATATATTTGTTTGCGATTTCGTTTGCCATCGAATCGAACTCTTTACTCCAACGCCTTGTCAATTTGTTTATTATGCGCAAAAGGTTTACTGAAGGGCTTGCATCGTTTGTTAAATTGGAAACAACAGGCGAGTTTTTACGAAAACCAGATTTAATCCAATATAGTACAGAATTGTGCATATTATCGACGATCGCTTGCAATTCTTTTTTGTATGCGGCCGCAATTCCAGCGTTTGGATTAACCGCTTTCAATGTAACTTTCTTTTTCGTATTCGTTATCATATTGATTAGTGTCTACTATTTCCTTATCTACATCAATCCCATGATATCCACTTTTATGGTCAGATGCCAACCTTTCCCTAATTTCAGTCGGGTCTAATACGCCGTTTTGAATATAAATTTGGTCTATTCTACTGTGCGATTCTAATATTTCAGCCTCTTCCTTTTCTGTCATTTGATAGAGAGGTACAAAATTAAATGTTATAGTTTCATCGACTTCACCAAAAAGATTTATTTGTATGCATTTTATTATTGTATCAATTGGGCTTCTCCAAAAAGATTCTTGTTGTGCGTTAATCCAATCATAAAATACTTTAATTTCTCCTTCGCTTGAAGCGTTTAGTCCACCCGGTGATATTCCTGTTAAGATTACGGCAGGTATTTTAGATACAGAACACATATGCTCTTGCGACGCGGACTGCAGCTCATGTAAGCCCGACAAAGGTGTATTTAATTGCTCAATTGATTCACGTTCTTTATCCGCCATCATTACACCTTGATTTGAGCGCATATTGACAAACAATCTTGCCCTATCAAAAAAGCTAGAAACATTTTCACCGTTACAGTCGCCACTCGTTAAAATTTGGCTCATGTCACTGTAAAAAACAGTAGTACTAAAAATATTAATTAAATCAGATACAGATTGTCTAGTACGTAACCAATTATCAACGTATGGCTCAGCAAGTTGCGACAACGACATACCAGCAAAATTGAATGCTGGCTTTAAAATATCAGAAACTGGTCGAGTAACAATTGTCATTAACCTATCGGAATGAAATTTATTACCCATTACCCACCAAGATTGTGGGTTGTAAAAATATTTATCAGTAGGATCGTTAGAATTATAATATTGTGGCGTTGTCCAAATTGGCTCAATATTTATAAATCCCTGCAAGTTTCCTTTTATTTTACTTTTAGCACTAATCAATAAAGGCTCTGTATTGTTAGCGTTATTGTCTAAATTAATCATGATATGTGCTCGGCCAAAAAGCACGTCATGTTCGACCGCTTTTTGAATGACATTCTTAATTTTTAATCTTTCAATTTCAAATTCAATTTTTTTGATTTTTTCTTGCGCAAGTCCGCGCGTATCAGAACTAGTAAGCTTAATCCATTTTCTCGTTATCTCTGATGATAAGCAACTTGAGAACGCCCGATATTCTGCACGAGTTGACAAGTTTGCAAGATACGGGAAACCAGGAAACCCCTGAGTTGTAACTCCATAAGCGTAATCCACGCTTGAGTTATAACAAGCGTTGTCCGTTGCCAGCACTGGAGCGAATTCACCTTGCGGTACAACGCATTTTAAAATTTCAGGCGGTTTTATGGGATAAGAATATTTATCTGATTTTTTCGTATCATTTAAACGATTAAAAATCATTGGATTTATATTAACTTTTTCTGCAGATTCTTTTTCTTCAACCAATTCTTTTTTTTGTTTTTTTAAAAATCCGAACATTTTTACCACCCTTTTTTTGATGTAAACGCCAACAAATCAGCGCTTATATTAATTTTGCCACGCAATGGATAAAGTCTACGTAAAGCTTGAGTTAATGAATCTACTTGATCGTCATTAGCCGACGCTGGAAAAGATGTTAATTCTGAAATGAATTGTTTAACCCAAGGCTTAAATTCTGGAGCAGGAATATAAATGTTTTTCGCCTCCCAATAGCTTGTCACGGCGTGTGCTCGCGCAAGTTTAGAACCGTCAGGCTCTATTGGTATGATTCCGCTTATTGTTGCTTTTAGAGTATCGATAACTGCCGGGCCATTCGCTTTGTCTTCTATCAGAATTTCTCTAATTTCAGGCCATTTGTTTTTTAACATGGCAACAGATTGAATCGTTGCTGTGAACGACATTCTCTCTCTTACTTGATCAAGTAAATAAGAGTTCGCGCCACGCTTTCCCCAAACTTGACCTACAACGAAGTCCGCCCCGTCCGTGTCTTTAAAAGTACAATCCCAAGACGCAACGACAATATCGAATTTTTCAGGCAAGTCTTTCGGCAAATAATACTGTATGCCATCTTCTTTAAACACGTTACCTTTAAGAGGTTTCGCTGATTGTTGGTACATTGCCGCCCACCAAAAATCAGAAAATAGCGCTTTTGTCTCTAACAATTTTTCTAAAGAATGCAATTCTGGCACTAAAGCACCCAATGGCAAATCAGGATTATAGCCTACTTCATCAATACTGTTAATAGCAGGAAAACGCAATACTTTCAAGCGAGGGTCATCTAAGAATTTTGCGCATACTCTACCGGGTAAATCATCTTCCGCCCACTGCGTGGCCATTATAATTTGGCCGCTATTTTCAGACATACGGGACGTAAAAACGGTTTGATACCAGTTCCAATGATTTTCTTTAGTGGTTTGGCTCAAAGCCTCTTGTTGATTTTTTGTTGGATCGTCAATAATTCCTAAGTCAGCAGGCCGCCCTGTTAATCCAGCGCCCACGCCCACGCCAATGTAAGTACCTTTGCCACCTGGGGCATTGAACTCCCCAATTCTATTTACATCATATTTCTTTTTTTCTTTTGCGTGGGGGAATAAAGCTAAATGCTCATCACTTGTTATCTTGCGCCTGACATCTTGCGCCATCGTTCCAGCCAAAGCATCACTGTAGCTTGCACAAGCTATTTTTAGATTTGGGTTTTTGCCAAAAGCAAAAGCTGGCAAACAGCGGCTTACTATCTCGCTCTTACCATGTTGGGGGGGGGCTTGCAACACAAGAATAGGGCGTTTGCCGTTATCCATATCCATGAAAAATTTATCGAGCGCATCGCATACCGATTCAGAGAAAGCCGAGCTTTTATAACTCGGCGTGGTGTACTTTATGTAATTGCTTAAATGAATTCTTGCCTTACGCCTAGCAAAAATTTCATTAGCTAAAATCAATTTTTCTTCTTTTTTTAGCATATAGAGTTAACCTTTTACAATAAGTTGCAATATTTTCTCATCCGTCATGTTTTTAAAATCAAGGTCTACAGTACCAGATACTTCGACATCGTGCTTAATTGGGGCATCGTACCCGTGCATTTTATTAAGCACTTCAACGCCCTTTAACATATCGTTAGGCTTATCCTTATCCTTAGCCATTTCAATAGCTTCAATCGCGGTTTTGATCGATTGTTCACGCGTCCAAAGCTGTTTTGCTTCAAGCTGGTCCCTTAACTCTTGAATCCTAGCCGTAACCTCACCGTTCCGAATCAATTCATACGCTTTGCTATTTATTGTTTCAGGCTTCATGTTGGCCGCATTATAAGCATGACGGTATGCGTCAGATTGATTCATGCCATCGCATATTGCTTGACAAAATGATTCTTGTTTTGCCGATTTTAGACTGGGCATTATCAGCTCCTTTAAAATTTATTGCACTTGTCAAGTTTAATCGACAATTCAATCGTGGTTAACATACAACTTTTCAATTTTTTTCAGCTTGTTATTTGTCGCCGACATTGTAACTCGTTTTTCTTTTTCGTAAACGCATTTAAACGGCGCATCGTATTCTGACAAATACATTTTTTGCGGGTAGTTTTTGAACCAATCAAAAAATACCGTGTTATTAAACTTATCTTGATATTCTACTGTGCCAGCATAAGGCGGATCGCAATAGATGATCGCGTTCTCAAACTGGCTTAAGTCCAGCTGCTCATAAGACTTGTTGCTAGTTATAAGGCCGTGAGTTGGCAATCGTTCCAATTGTTGCAAGTGTTGCAAGTGTTCCAATTGTTGCAATTGTTGCAATTGTTGCAATTGTTCCAAGTGTTGCAAGCGTTCCAAGCGTTCCAAGTGTTGCAATTGTTCCAATAGCCTAATTTGAGTTAGTTTACAAGTTTTTTTATACTTATTTAAATCGCCCCTAACTTGCAAACGCCGCTCTTGTATGCCATTGGCGGTTGGCAGTTGAATAAAACAAGGCTCATTTATGCCGTGCTTTTTCAATACATACTCTTGCGCGTATCGTTGCATACTCTTGCGCGTATCAAGGCCACTCACAACTAAATCATGGTACGCTTTTTTGTAATTCTCGACGTCCGAACCATACAAGTAATTGCGCTGATTATTGCCAAAGCTCCACAGGTTTTTAACCAAACCAGCTTTCCAGCAGTCACCCTTGACAAGCTCATAAAACCGCTCACGGCTTATCCATTCATAAAATTCTGGCGTAACGCCGTCAGCCATGACTTTATCCAGCAAAGCCACTACGCCTGTGTTTAATTCATTATAAATCACGCGCTTAATTTGTGGTCTACTCAAGGCCTCAAACGACATCGAACCGCCGCCTCCGAACACATCCACGAAAGTATCCGCTTCAGGGTTGTGAAAAAGCATTACATCAATTAAGTTTTTGGCGATAACTTGCTTTCCGCCCATATGAGGAATGTGTGCCATTAAATATCTTTCAGTTTATTGTTAAAATATAAGTCGCAATTTTTATACCTTAAAATTAGTACGTTACATTGAAATCATACATCAAATATAAAGAAAGCCCAAACTTTTT